GCTTCCCGTTTAGCCACCGGGTGTCTTCTATTATCTAGGGCGTGTTTATTGGGCAACCTTAGCGGGCCATACATGCGGTAAGTACGTCCAGGGATAATGGCTGGGTTTCTATAAAGGCCGAAGGCAAAGGTCTAGTATTAACCTGGCAAGTCGGAGCCAACTTCACTGGTACCTTTAAGTCCTTTACGTTGAGGTTAATCTCATGTACTTAACCACTACTTTAGGATTAGAAGGATGAAGTAAAACGCCATTATCAATTACACCCTCAGTTATTTATAGGTAAGGGTACGTGGTAGCCGTCGTGAAATAGGTCATCGGAGAGCATAATAGCCGTTATGATGCCGTTGATCCGGCCCCATTATTCGTTATTTACAATACTAGTCTTTAGAGCCTTCAATATATACTACAAATCTCACTTAACAGTACGATATTTTATTACACCTGAATTTCTATCCTAGTCTAGCTAGCCAGTTTAGATTCACGTGTTTATAGCTCGTGCCGGTTAACTGCTGGATAAGTGTTATTAAACGTACACTATTTGTATTACTATTGTATTGCTAGTTTATCTTACTCTGTTACTTGTGTTACAATTATCTTACTGGAATGTACAGTATATTACATTCGTCCTAGTTTCAGACTAGGGGGTAGGCGAGGGTCAGTCTACATCTAACCTAGCGGTAAAGTGAGTTACTAACATAACAATGCGACTCCTACCTTTTACTAGTATAAGGTAGTTCAAAAGACCAGAATCAATTGGGGTACTAGGCAGGAGACCTATACTCCAGACAGGGTTGGTGTAGACTCAGACCTTTGGGCAAGGTATAGCGTCCTGCGATCTAGTATTCCCCGGCCATAATCAACAGTAGCCAGTTATGGTGCCTCACGTTCCGATGAGTCTATGTTTTGTAATAAAGAAGTAAGTCTAGAAAAGAAAATCGTCACCAATGTTCCTTTCACAGCAAGTGGGTTTTGCACGTAATGGTGTTGAACCTAGAAAAATATCTCAGGCAAACCTTGAGAACCTGTTCTCTATTATCTTGAATATAGTAAATCTTTCGTCTGCTGAGTATCGTTCTGAGTTGGTAGGTGTAGCAGGCCTAATATTCAATAAAGTCCAGATTGGGTTTATGGCCGATCCATTGGCCTTGATCGCGAATTTAAAGTTATGTCGGGCCTGGTACATTGGTATAGCTCGTGGCAATCCTTGTAGAAATATTGGTTTTAGACATGTTGATTGGAATCCTGAACAAGGTTGTCCGGTAATGTTAGAAGGCCTTCTACCTGTTTACAACAAATGGGTTCAAGAGCTGGATATAGAGCAGATGGCTTTATTTCATAGAGTGATCTTTGCTCTCCTGTCTATGGATAGGGTTATCGTGATGCCTGCTAAGGCTGACTTTTCGACAATCGAAGCCGACTACACGGGTGTCAAAGCTGACGGAAAGGGATCAGAGGTTCTGATAAAGTCTGAGGAAATAGAGTCTGCTCTTCACTCACTTGGTATCACAAAGGAAGCTTTTAAAGAAACCTACGAGCGTGAAGTTTCGTTATTCAGATACGAGGTAATAACTTCGTCGGGTCCAAACGGGCCTGCTACCTGGACCGCACATTCAGATGTTCGTGCTTGGTCTAAGGAGCCTGAACTACTGAAGCAGCTTGTTGTTTACTTACAAGAATCTGATATGGTATTTATGCATACCGATATGAATGGAACTCTCCGATTGGATGAGTCGGATGTTGCACCACACCGTTACCCTTACTTAGGGAAGCATAATGTGATAGAAGAGTGGGGTGGTAAAGCTCGGATCGTAGCGGCTCTCGATTATTGGTCACAAATGGCGTTGACTCCCTTACATAACACAATTAATACATTTTTGAAGAGATTGATTTCCGACGGAACTTTCGATCAAACGAAGATTATTAGGAGGGTTAAGGAGTGGACGAAGGATGAGACGATAGCTGTGAATTGCTACGACTTAACCGCTGCAACTGATCGGATACCAATTTCATTACAGAAAGAGATTATTACCAAGGCTATGGGTTCGGCCTCTTTCGCTACTGCCTGGAGTAGGATTCTGTCTGAGAGAGAGTTTATTGATGATGTTGGTAATTTACGTAAATATAAAGTTGGTCAGCCTATGGGAGCCAGATCTTCGTTTCCGATGTTGGCATTAACTCATCATGTTATCATACAAATAGCTGCGGCTCGTGCTAAGTGTGCTAAATATACTGAGTATGGTGTTATTGGGGATGACTCTGCGCTAACACAGGATTCTGTTTCTGAGAAGTATAAAGCAATAATGGGTGCTTACGGTATTAAGATAAATCCTACGAAGTCTATCGAGTCTTCTAGGGACTTACTATCTGCGGCTGAGATCTGTAAAAGGGTCTTTATATCTGGTGTTGAGATATCATCGATACCAGTAAAGACAATCTGCAAGACTATTAGAGATGGGAAACTGGCTACACAATTGCAAAATGAACTCACGGGTCGTGATCTAGGTCTAAGCCCGACTGAATTCTGGATGCTTATGTCTACTATCTTAGACAACGAGTCTCTGCAACTCCATCTTAAACAGAATCTGATGCCTGAAGAGATCGTAGGGCTGTCGGAGGTCATCCAACCTGAAGGGTTGAGGAATGCTTTACCTTCTACATGGTTTGATGGGGTCGATCTGAAGAGAGAGGATATTATAGAAGTCTACACATGGACAGTAGCTACTGAGTCATTGAAACGGCTAGATAGTTTACTTAGATCGTCATTATCAATCGCAAATCTTATTGAGCTTAAGGCACAATCTGGTAACCCAGATTTTAAGGACACTCTCCTTGGAGAGATCTCTACAGAGGTAGCTGCCCAGTCCGAGGCAGATGCTCCAGACGCTGCGGCTGCCCTGAAGACATTGCCTAAGTTAAATAGTTTTCACCCAATCACTCAAGCTTCACAGTATGAAGCCAGACGTCTTGCTGATGATCTATTCTTATTAGCCTCCGCAGATCAAACCATGGTTGACCGGGCCAGAGGTGGTCTGTTAGACCGTTTCCGGAATGCGTTAACGGACTTATGGGAAGGAAGAGCCAGAATCAGTCCTCAACAAGATCGGTCTCTACTTCTTAAGGCTCTTAAGAATCTGGAGACTATTTGCGTTGTCAGGGAGGATTATACTCTCGATTATACAGTAGTCCTAGCTCTTGTGGGGCGTATGTGGTCGGTCCGTTTAAATCTTGGTTCAAGAGTTTTAATCAATTCAGTTAGATCCCGGATTACAACTTCAATGGTTCAGGCAGGGATAAAACTTGATTTAGCAATGAAACAGGTTACATTCAAATCGGGGCCAGCGAAGTTAAACGTTATTCAAGGTTCTTCCAAGTCAAATCCTTCATTAACAACACGAGCTCGTAAAACAGCGAACAAAGGTGTTTCTTAGCGTCAAATACAAGTTACTACTTGAGCCTATTGCTCTCCTAAAAACTGCCCCTAGGAAAGGCAAACCCTGCGTAGAGGTGGTCTGGGACCACACCATTGCGACAAAAT